TTGGCCGTTGATAGTAGTGGCAGTCGTAAACACGCTCCTGCAACGTTTGGAGCAACCAATCGAAGCCAAGATAGACATGTATGGCCGTGGAAAACTCTACGACAGTATGACAAAGGCTAATCAGTTTATGAAGAACAAGTAATCTTGCGCAACCAGCAGTCCGCATCAAGCGGACTGCGATACATATATTCCGCAAGCAGTCTTCTCAATCAGCAAAGCATTTATTAGGTCGTCGCGCCGTTAGGTGCGGCGACCTTTTTCTATCATTTTCTATTCTTTCAGATACAGAAAGAATAAACTTCTATCCCCAAAAGTCCAAAACCACGAATTTTCGTAATTACCTAATAATCATGGACTTTATCTAAAGCCTACTCTTCAAAAGTCCAAAAATCTACTAATTAAGGCTACTACTATATATAAATTTCGCCAATTTTCTTTCTTTCCCATTTTCAAAACTCCCGAACCCTAATTATATAGTTAGTAGCATTAACGCCTATGGCGTAAATATTTGACATTTAATGAATTAGATAGGGTGGTATTGGCAACGAACTGGGCGTAAAAATGCCGTGAAAACCTATGTTTCTACATCTTCTTATATTTTTTTTGTTATTTGCGCTCGTATAGATATATAAAAATTTCCCCTATTTTTAAACTTTTAATAGATAAATAGCAGAAAATTAGAAAGTTAAATCGTTTTTTTTAAAATTCATTGGGCGGTCACGAGGTGGATTTGGGGTGGACTTTAGAAGCGTTTTTCAAAATCACGAACTTTTCATTTTTCGGTTTTCTTTGAAAAAATGGACTTGAAAGCTAAAAAACGGACTTTTGAAGGTTCAAAAGTCTAAACATAACTAACATAAGAAAAACATAGCCGAAGTATTGTTTATTTCAATTTTAATTATTAAATTTGCAACCGATATAATAACTTACTTATTTCTACTTATAGTATATGTTCGACGAGATATGTTCTGTATATAAAGAGGCCAATGATGCAGAAGGTCGTTTCGTTGACCGCGAGACGGGTGAGTGCATCCAGCAGATGACTATCCGTGAGTTCTGTCTGACGGACAGATGGAAACCGTATGTGCAGCGACTGCGTGCAATGCGTCAGGAGTTGGGCAGCAAGGCAAAGAAGATGCCTGAGTACATCGAAACAAAGAAGATGCTGCCTGGTGCTACACTTAGTGGGCTGTTTGCTCTTTACGAAGATGACAGTCTTACCCATCCAGGGCAACGTGTCATGGTTAGCCGACGAGAGAGCCACCTAAAGCAGCATACTGGCTGGCTCGCTATCGACATCGACTTGGCAGACAATACCCAGTTGAGCAATTTTGAGAACATTCGCATGGTGTGCCGCTTCCGTCCGGAGATAGGGTTACTTATGCGCTCATGTTCGGGCAGCGGATATTTCGGCTTGGTACGTCTGGCTTACCCCGACCGACATAAATCGCAGTTCAGAGCTCTGCTACAAGAATATGCTCCCATAGGTATCACGCTTGACAAGGCGTGCAGCAATATTGGGCGTGTGCGCTTTGCTTCATGGGATGATTCCGAGCATATATATATCAATGAACAGGTGATACCGTACCGTGGATTGGCTGAGGATGTTCCGCAAGTAATACCTCAAGCCGTTAGGCAATCGTATCACTCTAAGGGCGGGTTTACCTACCATGATGAATGCGGAGCGCAGTTTTGGGAGCAACAGCGAGTGCAGGACCGATTAATAGAGTTGATAGTGGAAGAACTCGTGCACAATCATAAAAACATCACCGAGAGCTATGAAGAATGGGTCAAGGTGGGTTGGGCGTTGCGTTCGCATCCTTATGGTTTTAATTTGTTTCACCAGCTCTCAGAATGCAGTCAGAAATATAACGAAGGTCAGACAAACGTGAAATGGACCCAGTTAGGTAGCAGTAAGACCGTGACGTATAATTACCTTATCCATGCCTGCAAAAAGGAACTTGGAATGGAAATATATCAACAGATTTGTAGGCGAGTTTGGAATGAATTGAAAGGCTAAAACACCTTCTATGCGTCCTTTACGAATACTTTACGGTTGGTCTATGAATATTCACTGCGTGCTCACTGCATCTTCACTTGTTATTCTCTGATTATTTTAAGTAAAAATCATAATTAAAAACGATATATGAAACTAATAACAATTACCGGTCCGAGTGGTGCGGGCAAAGATACCGTGGCAAAGATAATGTCTAATATGACCGACTGGCCTGTTATCTGTTCTTACACCACACGTCCGAAACGTTTTGGTGAGGTTGCCGGCGAGGATCATTATTTTGTGGACAAATGTGACGTACCTCGCGAAAAGATGTTGGCTTATACTCAATATGGCGGCCATGAGTATTGGACAACGGTGAATCAAATAAAAGAAACAGCCATCTATGTGATAGATGAAGCAGGGTTGGTTGACTTGAAAAAACGCCATTCCGAAATTCAGATCTATTCCATTTACATTTCCAGTGCAGCAGCGACACGTTTAGCAAGAGGTGTTAAGCTCGCACGGATATTGAGAGATGAAGAACGTTTAAAGCTGGCCGCAAACATTGGCTTCGACTATCGCATATACAATGGCTACGGCACGGAAAAGAATGATCTGTGTCTTGAGGTGGCAAGATGCGTTTGTCACATGCCGTTTGTCAAGAAGCATATTGACCCCTATGACCCTGAAACTCCACATTTTACTGATTAAAGTTTTAATATATATACAATGAAATTTACAGAACCATCTATAGAGTGGTGGCAGCAGGACAACCTGGCGCGACACATTGCCCGAGTGGGTAGAATATGCTACAAGGCAAAAGGTAAGCAGCCGGATGAGAGCATGTCGGCAGAGGAAATGGAAGCCTTTATTCAGAAGCGCGACGAGGATCGTTGCAAAGGCTTTTGGGAAAGCGGACATCATTCGATGTACCGACACGGCACCATGTATTTCTTCATGCCCAACGAAAAGGGTTTTCCCAACTATATCTGGGCATACCTAAACGCCTCGCCTTATATCGACTATGCAACCAAAAACCACAAGGTGTGGATAAGCGCAAACATGCAGTCCCTGCTTGAGAATGGTGACTTGTTTACGTCGTTGAAGCCCTACGTTGTGACCGAAGCCGAGTTTATAGAGAAGGCGCAGAAGTATGATTGCGAGTCAGCATTTGCCATTCTTCGTATGACGTTTGTCATTACTACCCAAATAAGCACGTCGCGTGAGCTGAACCGCAAATCGCCCAACAGCATAGCCGAGCAAAGCACACGCTACTGTAACCTTGAGAAGAAAGGCGGTGTGCAGATAGCACGCCCATACTGGTATATTAACGGCACACGTTTGCAACGCATGGTGTATAGTTTTGTTTGCCGTGTGTGCGAATGGGGTTATAACCGCTTGCTGAATTTGGGATTGAAGCCCGAGGATGCACGTGGCGTTCTGCCTCTCGATACATACACCGTGGTGGCATATACCTACACCATAGCCGAGTGGAAGGAAATTATCGACCTTCGCTATCATGGCACCACCGGTAAACCGCATCCTAATGCGCATCTGGTAGCAGAACTGTTACGCAACAAGATATTGGAGCGTATGCGTGTGTATTTACCCGATTTTGAAATTTAAACTAATATATTATGTCAAAATTAACTTTAAACGAATATCAGGACAAGGCAATGAGTACTTGTATGCCTGAAAGCGACAATCTTTTCTATATGCTTGCCAATCTCGTTGGTGAAGTCGGCGAGTTTGCAAGCAAGGCTGGCAAGCACATGCGTAAAGGCAAACTACATATCACTACAATGCAGCGCGACGAGGAAGGCAAAATCCTGCATACGCAGATGTGGAACATCAGTGAAGAAGAACGACATCTTATGCTCTCCGAAATCGGAGATATTCTCTGGCAGACAGCCGGACTCGCCAAAGTGATGGGTGTCACGCTCGAAGAAGTTGCTGAAGAAAACCTCGCAAACCTTGCCTCACGCAAGCAGCGAAATGTCATTGCCGGTAATGGTGACGAGCGTTAGTTTTCTTATTTGATAATGCACCTTATGATAAATAGCATAAATTATGGCTAAATCCAACCCTATCAAAGCGAGAGAAGAACTTGTGCGCAATCAGCCCACCATCTACTCTTTCAACTTCCGTGACGTGCCTTCGGGTAAGTATGCCGAGACATTGGACGTTCTCTTCCATAATCCGGATTATAGTGAAGCCGTTGAGAAGCGCAATCGACTTGTGAAATATGCCGAACGTTTACGTCCAGGTTCAAGCGAAATGGTAAACCTTGTGCGTACCATTCAGCAGCACGATCGCAAGTTGGCAGACATCATGTATTCTTCCATCGTCCAGACAAATCTCCATTCGGAAGTCGGTTATGACTTCCTTTCGTTTGACACGTTGCTGAAGTATTATGTTGACTACAAGAAAGACGGGATGCGTGAACGTGCCAACCGCATGGCTGCCAATCTCGACAAGGTTACGTTTCTCGCCGATATGCTCGAAAGCATCGTTACCGATGTGAAAGCTGATATGCGTGAGGTGTTCGACGGCAGCATCGATTTCAATCAGTTCGATGCTGTGTTGAAGGTTCTCACCCAATTGAGAGGATTCTTCAAGTCGGCTCGCCGTGGTGATGCCGACTCACTTGAAGCGAAGCTCTATTTTGATTACTCTGATTCCATAAACGAGTATATAGAGAAACGACTGAAGACGTACACCGCAAAGTATCGCAAGATACACCCTGCTGAAAAGACCTATACTGAAGCAGACCTCATTGAAGGCCTTAACCAGTTCTTTGGTTGTCATGCTAAGTTCGACTTGAGTTTTATTGCTCACACCGAGTCGGGAGGTTGCTATATTGACATTGCGAAGCTCTGCCAGAATCTCAATCGCAACGAAATGGAGATATTTGAGAAAGTCTCCGGCAAAATGAAGTCGAACAACGTAACCAACGACGCTCTGCGCAATTGTTTCAACGCCACTGATTTAATAATGAGCCGCTATAAGCGACCGAAACTAAAGTAATAAGCCATGCCTAATATCTACCTTCGTCTACCCTCCAGTCGTTGCCAGTTCTTTCGCAACCGCGACCCGAAGCACGTACTTGCAAAGGACGAGCCGTTGGTGTTCAGCCCGTATATGCCTCACCACTTTGTCTTGCGCAAGCATATAACCAATATTCCTGCCGTTACGCAAAAAGTGAATCCGCAATGTTTCTCACACCAGCAGTGGCGCAACATGATGCAGGGCAAACATCCCAATGGTGGCGAAGTTGTTACAAAGCGCGATCCGCATGAATACTTGTCTTTTGGCGAGGTTCAGCGGCTTAGTGGAAGGCAAGATTACGCTAAGAGTGACAATGAAGACTATCTGTGCATAAAGTTGCCTTCGGAGGTAGAGGTGGTTGACGTGGTTCGCCAGGTTACGCCGGCATGGAATTTGAGCACACGCGGCATCCGTCAGTTGCTTATCATGCTAAATGACGATTTTAAGCGTAGTGTTGTGGAATGGGCTTTAGCCACATTTGACTATTGCACATCCAATAAGCGTATCGTTTGCCGCCGTCAAACAGCGATGCTTGAGCGTTTCTTGATGCGTTATGGTATAGACCAGAACGAGAACGAAAAAGACACCCTGCGTCGTATCATCAACCGATGGCTAACCTCGGATCATAGCAATTTCAAAGCCTATTCATGTGCTGATATGCAGTATATAGATGACAGTGAGAAGATTTACTTCGTAGACGATGTATTGTTTAATGATTAGAGTAATGTAAACAAGAGTTAAATCAAAACTTAAAACAAGTTAAAAAATAACCATTTTAGGTGTACAAAAATGCAATTACCCAATAAATGCAAAGAATTATTCCTTGAGGGCATTACCGATGTGATGTTTTATCCAAAGGAAGAGTGTGTAATCCCTGTGCCGTTCAGTATGGCACAAGTGCTATATATCAATAATTGTAGTTTGCCTGCCGAGCCTGCTTTGCGCTTGGCTACGAGTGGCGAAAACTACGTTATTGTAGAGAATCTTAAAGTGAAGATGACGCTCGCCAAACAGGGCAATGGCACTATATATACCTATGATATTAGTGCAAATGTGGCAAATGGAGGTGAAAATGTGCGTGAAGCCCACCGAAATATGCGTGATAAGGAGTATTATGTGGTATTGCGCAAAATGGACGGTTCGTTGCAGTTGTGCTACACCCTACCCCATACATTCGGTATTGGTGGCCCTACGGATAACAGCCAAACTGAACTGGCGCGAACCTTCACAGCCACCACGCAAGCCTTGTCGGAGCCTATACCTATCACGCTTCGAGAATAATAGATATGAGCCATTTTTTATACCTTATAATATACTGTTAGAGCCGCTATTCGTGAGAATGGCGGCTTTTTTTGTCCTAATGTTAAAAACCTTGGTCTTTAATTTTGTATTCGGATAACACAGCGGAGTGGTAGCAGTTGGCAGCTCACTTGGCTCATAACCAAGAAGTCGAGGGTTCGAGTCCCTTCTCCGCAACATTTAGCAACCAGGTAAAAAGGTTGTATTCAGGATAACAACACAAATATATTTTTCAGATGATAACTACACTCCTTGAACTCTCCACTACTAAGTATTGGATGATGCACCCGCCGATGCTCAATGCCCTTCGCATTGGCATACAGAAGAACATTGCCGGTCGCATTGTCCTTACGGCGGAGCAGACCGTTAAGCGCATGGCATACGCTATTGGTATGACTGCCAACGGCGAGAATTTGCAATTTTCAATGTCTTCAAACGATGATGAAGGCAACGGACGTGAACCGAGCGAGAAGGAGGCAGATAAGTTTGTAGCCGTGCTGCCCGTCTGCGGTCCGATTACCCGTAATGGCGACGCTTGTTCTTACGGATCAATCGACTTCCGTGACATGATGATACAGACTTCCAACCATGAGGAGTGTAAGGGTATCATCGTTTACATCAATTCTGGCGGCGGTTCGGCAAATGCCATCCCCGACTACAAGTATGCCATTGACTATGCTCATAAGAAGGGCAAGAAGGTAGTTGCTCTCGTTGACGGCGACTGTTATTCGGCAGCAATGTACCTTGCTGTTCTTTGCGACGAGATTTATTATGTGAATGTGAAGGACGGTTTCGGCTCAATCGGTGTTTACGCAGGATTCTACACTATGAAGTCGGGCGAGAAGAATACCTATACCAACGAGACTTGGAACGAGGTGTATGCTACACAGAGTTACAACAAAAACGAGTGGTATCGTAAGGCTACCGATGGCGATTATTCACTTTTGCAAGAAGACCTTGAGAACCTTTGCGAGGAGTTTATGTCAGACGTAAAGGCTGCTCGTCCTAATGTTACTGACGATCATCTTCACGGAGCGACATTCGATGCAAAGGACGTGGAAGGTATTCTCAATGATGGTCAGTCAACCATTGCCGAGCTTGTGAACCGATTCCTTTCGGAAGCAGACACAGCACCAAAAGCTGATGCTACAGCAACCAACACAAATACTAATATAAATATGGAGAAATACCCATTGATTTGCAACGCTTGCGGATTGCAGGCTGGCGAGATTGCCGTTACGGAAGAGGGCGCGTATATGAACGCCTCGCTTCTTGACAACCTCGAAGCCCACATGAAGGAAGCTGAGCAGAAGGTGACTGACGCAGAGCAGAAAGTCACCACAGCGGAGAACGCTCTCGCGGAATTGCAGAGCAAGTTCGATGAACTCTCCGCACAGGTAAATGCAGCCAACGAAGCTAAGGAAGTCGCGGAGACCGCACTCGCTCAGGCTAACGAGGCTCACAGTAAAGAACTGAGCGACCTTAACGCACAGCACGTCGAAGCCATTGCCAAGAAGGACGACGAGTTGAAAACTCTCACCGAGGCAAAAGACAAGGAGATTGCCGACCTCACAGCCGCTAAGACTGAGACCGAGGCAAATCTTCAGAGCGCTAAGGACGCACTCGCCACAGCCGAGCAGTCGCTTGCCGACAAGCAGGCTCAGATTGATGATCTGACTAATGATGCCGGCACTGAGCAGAACGCTGGTAATGCTCCTGAGAACAATGGCGAGGGAGTAAAGGTCAAGACTTTACGTTCATTCGACGGTAGCAAGTACAAGACCAACGCCGAGCGAAAAGCTGCCTTCCAGCGTTTCTTGCATGGCGAAGAGGAGAAGTAAAGGCTCTCAACCAACACAAACAACACAAAACATTAACAACAACACAAAAACACTACAATTATGGCAAATTTACCTAAAGATTTTATCGGTCTTGATGCGCTTCAGCACGTAGCCGAGGAGGTTTCTAAGGAAATTGTGATGGGACCAGGCTATTCGGATGCCGAAGAGATGGACCGCCTGGGCATTGACATCGCTACAGGTGTTCAGTTCAAGCGCACTTTCCACTTGTTCATCCGCAAGGGTGGCACCACACGTCGTAAGGATGTTCACCGCGAGATCAACAGCGAAGCTGGATTCTTGAAAGAGCGTACACTTGTCGCCAAACTCTCTTGGGATAAGTTTCCTGGCAACATCGACGACTTCTGTGAAACAGTATTCGGTACAGACGCTCAGGGTCAGTTCCCTCTCTCTTCACAGGCAGTAGAGGCAATCCTCAAGGATTATGCCGACAACCTCGCAGCTAACGTGTGGTTTGGTGACATCTCGCTCGACAATGGAGACGACAGTGTCCCTGCCCGTGAGCAGGCAATGGCTCTCTACGACGGTTTTCACACTTGCATCAAGCACGACATCGAGGATGGTCTTATTTCGGAGGCTAACGGCAACCTTATTCCTTGCGAGGCTATCTCTGCTCCAGCCGGCAACGACGACTCTACTCCTTACGACAACTTTATTGCTTGGCACATGAAGTGGGATGAGCGTCTGCGTAAGGTTCCTACACGTGTCTACATGAACGAGACCACAGCTATGAACATTGCTGCTGGTTATGCCAACAAGTTCCATGGCAACTTCCGTGTAGAGTACAATCAGGGCGACAACTTCAAGTTACCGGGTCTCTCAAAGGTTACTCTCTGTCCTATCTCAGGCTTCGGTGCGGGCGACCGCATGTACGCTACCATCGACAAGAACTTTGTTTATGGTGTTGACACCGAGAGTAATCAGCAGTATGTAAGTGTTCGCCTCGGTTCTGACCGAGACCACAGAGACCTGTCTTTCCAGATACAGTCAATTCAGGGCTGCGGTGTGAAGTCGTTCTTGAAGAGCGCCCTGGCAGTCAGCGACGGTTCGCTCGTTGCTCCTGAGTTTGTAGCAGGCGACTACGACAACACCAAGCTCGTTGTAACACTCGCAGGCACCGACGGTCAGAAGCCAGACGGTACAGTGAAGGTGAACGGCACTGCTTACACCAAGCCTCTCGACACCACACCTAACCAGATTATCACTCTTGAGGCAACCGACGGCACCACCTACAAGTTTGATGGTTGGAGCAACGGCAAGAAGGACAAGAAGATTCAGCTCACTGCCACCGGCATGAACATGGGTCTGACAGCGTTCTTCAAGAAGGGCAGCTAATACCGCAAGGCGGTTTCTTTTGTCTCTATAAATCCCGGCGACGGTCGCTTGACCTGACGGAAAATAGTGACCGTCGCCATTCCTTTTTCAGATAACACAACACAACAACACAAAAACTTATAAGAATATGGCAGTAACAGCAACATGTCCTGAGATTAAGGACATCCTCGCAGGTAACGAATGCTTGGAGAATTTTGGTGGTCTTAGTGTCAACGTCTATATCTTCAACAAGGCCGACCTCAAGGCTCCTTTGAAGGCAGAAAAGAACGTTTATCCTGCTTTGACCTCCGAGTCGTTCAACACAGGTAAGGGTCTTTACAAATTCGAGTGTAAGGAGAGTAGCCAGGGACACACTTTTGAGTCGCTTGGTCGCCGCAAAGGTTTCAAGCAGCAGCTCGACTTCGTGCTTGAAAGCGTAGATGCAGTGTCAGCAGAAGTGACTCGTGGTCTGAACAACCTCGACCTTGGCTACATCATCCAGGATGGCGAGAAGAGTATCATCGTGTATGACGCTCAGCACAAGTTTGAGTATGCTTCGGGTGGCATTAAGGGCGACACGGGCAAGAAGGCCGACGATGACCGTCAGGTAGAATTGAGTGGCACCCTCCAGCCTACAGCATACGGACGTTATGAGATTACAGAGCCTGAGACCGGCGGTTGGGATTCGCTCCTTGCATCAAAAAAAGGATAAGCGATATTGAGACACAGAGCGAAAGCAATATCGCCACACAGCAGCTCGACGATGCCGACTCTTCCTTCTTCAGCGTAAGCGACGGAGAGGAAGGCGCAACGGCAAAGAAGAGCAAGAAGTAATCGCTCATACGAGAAAGATTTTTCCTTCATACGACAAATCCCTGCATCAATCCTTTATATATAAAAGGTATGGATGCAGGAATTTTTTGTTCTATATATATTAGTATTCTGATAAATTTATGCTAAAATTAGCGTTTTTAATACAAAATCTAAAGCAAATAAGACAATAGTCTTTAATTTTGTAATTAGAAACGCTTTTTTGATAATATTGTTGTAAACGTAGAATAACTAAAAATATAGGATTTATGGAACTAAGACTTTTACGTTCTTTTGTGAATGTTGCAGAAACTAAGTCGTTTAGCATGGCTGCTAATCGTTGTTGCGTTACCCAGTCGGCGGTAAGCCAGCACATTCGCGCCCTGGAGGACGAGTTAGGCTGCAAGTTGCTTATTCGCACATCGCACGGCATTATGCTCACCGAAAGCGGCGAAGCCCTATTGCCTCGTGCCAAGGAAATACTGAAGCAGACCGAGGATTGCAAAGAGCAAATCAACGCTCTCAACAACTGTATGACCGGCGAACTGCGTATAGGCGTAGGCTCTTTTATAGCTCCATACATTCGCATGGCAGCATTGATATTTATGGAGAGATACCCCAACGTGCGTATCAATGCCGACTTCACCAAGGCCTACCTTCTCAATCAATCGCTAAGGGCGCACATGTTAGACCTCGCCTTCACCATGAACATGGCATACAGCTACGAAGGAATAGAGACAACACCCTGCATACCCTTTAACGTATATGCCATTATGCGCGACACCCATCCGCTTGCGTCGCTCCCGAAGGTGTCGTATGAAGATCTGCTGAAGCACCCTATCATCATGCCCGACGTAGGCGAACGTGCCATTGAGACCTTCCAGCAATACATCCAGCGCGACCTATACAAGCTCAACATCAAGTGCATCATCAGCGACCCTTACGAAGCCCTTGCCTCGGTGGAAGAAACCAAGTACGTCACCTTCATGCCCAAGCTCTACTTGCGCAACCACCCTACCCTTGTGGCACGTCCAATAGTAGGTCTCGAACAGCAGTTGATGAGTAACGCCCATTGGATGCAAGACGTGCCCAAGAAGCGAGCCGCACAACTCTTCCTCGACATCATCCGCGACGAGGTAGTACCATACATCGCCGTAGCCGAAGAGTCGCAAGGAAAGTTTATTCCGCATCCCCGATAGCGATTAGATTTTCTTATATCGACCCAAGCCTTACGTTAGCAGCGTGAGGCTTTTTTATTCTCGCATTAGCCGAAATTATACCTTATCCCACAGCAAGAACACTTAATGAGAAACACTTCGCTCCCACCACTTTCTCCCTTACCTTTGCAACAAGTTCAATAATGAACGAAACCAAACACAAACAACTATGCAGATTAAAACTAATGACGGCAACTATGATGTTGCCAGCAAGGGACTCGGCAACACAGCCCTGGGTCTCGGCATCGCAGGCTTGGCAACGAGCTTGTTAGGAGGTAGTGCCTCGCTTTTGGGCATTGGTAAGAACAACGGCATGACTGCCAATCCTACCGACCCCGACGCACGTTTCGTAACAAAGAGTGAGACTAACCTTATCCAGGAGAACAGCACTCTGAAGACCGAACTTGCCATTCAGAAGAGCGAGAACTACACCGACAAAAAGCTCGTGGAAGTGACACAGTATCTCGACACGAAGTTGCGCCGTGTAGAAGACAAGGTAGACGCAAACAAGGACGCACAGCAAGCCATCAACGCACAGCAGATGGCATACAATGCGGCAGCCAACGCCAGCATCGACGTGCTCAAGTCGCAGGTAGCCTCATTGTCGAGCGTAACCAAGCTGTTCATCCCTTCCACCAACGTATGCCAGACAGGTTGCGGTTGCGGATGCAATCAGTAAGAGAACGTAGTAATCCAGCTTTATATATATAAATATGGAATACAAGAACTCACAAATCTTGGCGGCAGTCGTGTCCGAGTGGGCACGACCCGCCATTTCGCAGATAGCCTCGGGCAACCTCATGCGTCTGCCAATGCTTCAGTCGCTGCAAGCCACCATCGGCTCGTTAGGCATCGTCAGCGGCAGCTATGCCCTACAAAAGGACATCGAACCACTCATCCAGCCCATTGTCAACTCACTCATCACGCCTATGCTTGCCCGATATTTCGGACAGATACCCGAAGAGAGCATACCGCAGATGGCGCACGACATTGTGGAGAAGATGCGCGGCAACGGATCGCTTTCAGTGCTCGAAGGTATGGTGACGTTTGAGGAAGCCGACCTCACAGAA